GTAACCATGCTCACATTGCTCTCACCGTCATAAGTGCTCATATCGAGGAAGATCATCCGATAGCTCTCCAAAGGAAGGCCAGTAACAGGATGACGCTCACTAGCTAAAGCACGAGCACCGTGGTCAAACAAAGGCAAGTGGCGCACCGTGATGGTATGCCCATCAATGTGCTGATACTGCGTGAAGAATCCACCAAGAGACAGGTTACGACCGCTTCCACCAACGAAGGTGCTAGGATCGGTGTTCTTGATATAGCTAGCGTTAACCAGCTCATCCTTCATAGCATTGTCAAACTCCTCCATGCCACCGAGTCCCGTGAAGAGAACGATGTTCATTTGAGCAGCGTCAGATGCACCATACAATGCATCACGGACAACACCCTTCAACTTAGCTGCGGTCAAAGTAGAGTAGGTATCCACGTTAGGAATCTGCTCAATAACACCACTACCCAATGGAATAGCCTTACCGTTCTCATCACGCAAGTGAATCAAACCGTTGTTATCCCGGTTGTAACGGCTGTACCACATAGCAAGCTCGCACTCTTCCTTCCAACGCAACATGTGCTGATACTCCTCAAAGTCGTACCATAAGTTGGTTGAACGGCCACCAACGTTGAACTCGAAGTTTACTACACGATCGGGCATGTTACCCTCGTAGCGGTAAGACTTACGAATCAAGCTAATCTGGTTGCGCATTTTGGAAGGAGCAACCCAGTTGCTCTCGTTACCACGCGATCCAGAGAAGGCGTTAGCTGCGAACAGCTGAACAGCTTGCACATTGATCAAAACGTCAGCACTAACAGATGCGCTAGGATCGCTAGATACTAACTCTACGTTGTACTGCCAACCACCGTCTTTTTTGGTAGGATCACCTACAATACGAACCTGCGTATTATCAGCGTTACCAAATTCAACGATGTAGTTCTTAACGAACCAGCGCTCAGCAAAAGTCACTGTACCAGTGGTAACAGTGATTGGGCTGTTGTCAATACAAATAACGCTCTTGTTCAAACGACCCATCACTGGATAGTCATATTCAACATCGTTAATGTACTTGACGTTCCCCATGCCTTCCGTAAGGAAAGAAAGAGGGAAGCGCTTATCCTCACGACCAGAGAGGTGCGTGATTACTGGGGACAAAACGTCCGGTTGTGTGAGCAGAGCGTTAGCCAACGAGTTTTCGTCGGTCATGCCGTCTGCATTAAAAACGTCTTCGTAAAGACGTAGTTTTTTAAGGTTATCAGACATGATTTTTAGTCAAATTAAAAATTAGAGCAAGTCCCGCAAAGAAGGAAGTGAGACTGCTTTAGAAACGGTAGACTTACTGCGGGACTTCATCCTAGTCGAAGCGGATGGTGCACTCTTTAGCTTGGCTTTCAAGCTTTGTGTTTTCTTTGTGTTGGCTACGTTCTGTGAAAGCTTGTTTAGGTCGAAACCTTGGTAGATTAAATATTCAAGTGCTAGTGCAGTTTCTTGATCCAACTTAGACCTATCAATGTCTCGTTGGGTTGTACCTGACTTATCTACCGGAGATGTCATCCAGTCATAAAACTGTTTACGTTGTCTAGTTGGAATTTGTAATCCCTTTAACTGACCAGTTTCAACTGTTTTTGCAACGCCGCTCCAGTACTCTGATGCAGCCTTTCGCTGCTCTTCAGCTTGCATTTGTTGCTGCTCGAGTAACTGTTGCTTTCGGGTTGACTGTGATTTCTGCAGTTGTTCTAAATAAACTTCGGCATTGTCTTTAAGAATGCCAGCATCCTCATAGGCATCTGACATCTTAGAGATAGCATCATCAGTAAATCCCTGCATCCTCATACCGTCTTGTATGATTCGGCGTTGTATAGCAGGATTTTCATCAACCTGCATAGATTGATAATCGATCTCTGCTTGTTGTGCTTGGAAATACTTTAAAGGATCTCCATTGTTAGCACGGTAATTAAAATACTCACGTACGTCAGGATACTGTTCAAAGATTCCAGAAAGTTGCTCTTCAGCAATCTTACTTGCTACAGCAGAAGTATACTTCTCGAGACCATCATAGTCATCACTAAAGTCACCTTCTACTTCATAGCCTAATCGCTGAGAGAGTGTGTCTATAACACTCATCTCTGCTTCAGGTGCTTCTGCCGGTTCAGAGTTTGTAGTCTCTTCTTGCGGTTCTTCTGCGCTCTCGGGCTCTTCTACAGTTGTGTCTTCACTAACAGGTTCTAAACTTTCCTCTGTTGTTTCAGGAGCTGCTTGTGCAGTTTCTGGTTCAACTTCTTGAGTAGGGTCTTCTGTGGTAGCTTCCTCTTTTACTGGTGGAGCCGGAGCATTTTCGTCTAGCCAATTGACGTTCTTCAAGTTGTCAAGGCCTAGTTCTTTGTTTTCTGCCATTGTATTGAATGTAGGTTATATATAATTTTGATGCAAATAGACCAATAATGTTATTTATTATCGGTTTTTCCATCATTATTGTGATCCGTGTCCTTAGTACTAGCGGCAATCATTGCAACTTGTATCTTGTTTTCACGGTCTAATTCATTCTGTTGAGCTTGATGCTGCTGCTCTTGCTGAACCTCTTGTATCTTCTGTTGAGATTTAGCTTGCTCTGTTTTTTGTTGAGATTCCATAGCTTTTTGTTGCATCTCTTGCTGCTTCTTCTCTACGTTCTTTGCAAGAACTCTAATTCTAGAGAAGTTGTCAGCATCTAATATCTCAGCAACAGAACCTATGCCAACACCATTTTGAGCCATAGCTTGTAACAAGCCGCGCATCTGCTCCATCTTCTGATTCTCTTGGCTAGAGTTTTTAGCAAAGATTCCAAACTCACTTTCCATATAGCTAGCACCATCGATATCTAACCAGGCATTACGATAGTCATCTGTGATGTAATGAATCTTTTTACCAGAGCGAAAAGCGTGCTTAGACATATCTAACAGCCCTTGCATCTCTTTTTGCTCAAACTTTTCATACTTCCGGAAGATCTCTTCTGTAATAGCAGTAGACTGAGCAATAGCATTCTTAGTAGTGCCAGCCCCATCAGATGCCATGATCTGACCTTTACGTTGACGAGATACACCTAACAACTCTTCCCACTCAGTTTTAATAGACTCAAGAAGCTGTATTTGTGCAGCCATGTACTGACCTAGACTCATGTCTAAGACTTGATACTGGTTAAAGCTTACACGCTCGTTGTTCTTTCCTTCTGCGGTAGAGTCGATAAACGCAAAGCCCATAGCATCTGCATAGTACATGAACTTCTCTTCATCCCAGCCATGACGCTTAGGAATAGTGTTCATCTCTATCAATGCTATCTTGTCTTTGTTCTTTGCAATAGTCAACTCTAGTCTATAGTGGAATACATTGTACAGGACTTGGTACGGCAAACCCATAGACACTACACTGACATTCTCTGCATGTCTATTAGAGTATGCTCTACCGTTGTAAGGTAGCTTACACTTAGATATATTGTTTAACGCATTGCGTTGTCCTTCTAATGGGTTGATGCCCACGTATATATCATTGTCTATTTGGTACCCTTCCCACACCTCGTTTATCCAAAACCATTCGGTCTTTTCACCTTCATCTTTGTTGGTTTTGTAAGTGTCATCTACAAGTGTTTGCTGCTCTACACCAAAGTCATCTATGTAGTAAAGCACACCAATCTTTCTAAAGCTTTTCCAGCACACGTGCATCACTTCAACGAAACGATCATTATCGCCAAAGTTATCTTGCATACGCTGCAAGAATGGTAAAGCAAAAGAACCAGAACGGTTTCTGGTTTGATCCTCTATTTGATCTATCTGCTTGTCTGAGAGCAAGTCATAGAACTGATCAATAACAGCATTAGCACTCATTAGCTGGCGCCTAACAATCCAGTCACCATCTTCAATAAATTCTAGATCAGGACTTTTAGAAAAGTCTATGTCTAAAGGACTAACAACCTCGTAGTCTAGGTCATCCATACAGATGCCTTTATAGCTGTACACATAGCCACTGACTAACCAATCAAAGAAACCTTTTTGCAGCTTATCCTCTAGATCTAGGTTGTCTTTTAAATAGTTTAATACCTGTTGACCTACAATAGCTCTAGCATCTTGATAGCTGGTTTCCATATACTCCTTTACTTGTTCAGGAGTTTGTGCTTCTTGATTAGGTTGACCCGTTTGAACGCCCTGCTGATTCAGCTCATTCAGAAACATGCTTTGTAAATTCTGAAGAATAAGCTTCTTAGTTTCTTCTTCCTTTTTGGATACAGCATCTTCATTGCTGACTGTAA